CCAAGTAATTGCCTTGAATTTTCGTCTAGGTCTTTTAATAATCATTGTTAAACTCCTTTGTTTAACTTGGTTAAGGGAAGGTTTCAAGCTAATCTTTTTTTCTTCCTTGAAAACAGTAAACTATATTAATGTGGCAAAATTGTGTCAGCAAAAAGGTTATAATAAGAATAATGTGTTGTATTTTTACAACACTTTCAAAGTTATCCACAGGGTAAAAAACCTTAATTTTTAAAGGGAGGTCTGGGTGCGACAATATGCCATGCGACAAAATGTCGCAGCCGCCGCGGGGCGGGGTCCAAAAAGCGTTCTCGTTTTGTTCTCCTGGATTTTGTTCCTGTTTTGTTCCACCCCACCCCCCAACCGACCAAGCACCCCCCACCCAAAAAAACTTAGGCTCTAGTCTTATATATAATAGACCAAAAAAAATTTTAGCAAAAAATTGAAAAGTTGAGGCAGGTTGCCCCGGTGTGCCCCCTTGAGATTAGTTGCGGGGAGGCTGCGCTGTGTGAGAGAGTTGCGCTAGTTTAATCCTCCCCGTCTTACAGGAGACGTGCAGCGTGAACTGCACTCTATGATTGTACAACATTTGCTCTTGCAATTCAAGTCTAAATGTTGTATACTATAAATGTAATGACTAAAGCAACTAAAATGCAACAACCTGATTCAGAGGTTAAGCTTACTCCACAGCAGGAAGCGTTCTGCAACGAGTTTATTAAGGACTTAAATATTAAACAGGCTGCCATTCGAGCAGGTTACTCTGAAAAGCACGCGGCTAATAACGCTTATACACTTACAAAGAATCCCGCGATTGTACAGCGAATTGCAGAGTTGAAGTCAGAACAAACAAAACGTACTAAAATTGAAGCGGACGATATACTTAGACGCCTAGTACGTATCGCTGAAAAGACTGAACAGGAGGGCGATTATAACGCGGCTATCCGCTCCTTAGAACTATTAGGTAAACATCAGGCAATGTGGACAGATAAGAACATTACCGAGATGGAAGTGACTAATGCTTTCGCTACAGGCAATTCAGAAGCAGACATTGCGCGAGACGTTGAAAGATTAAAACGTATCGCCACACCAAAACTAAAAGAAGCGAAGGGGGCATAATGGCATCAAAAGCAGAAATCGCAAAGAAAAGACGTGACGAAAATAAACGCAGAAACGAAATAATGATGAAGCGTATAGAAAAGAATAAACAAAAAAAGAAATCAGAATCTAGAGGCGAGATTGCTAAAAAGAAATCTAAAAAGAATAAAAACCAACCAAAGAAAAAGAAAGAAACTTTTATTACTAAACTTAAAAACTTAGCATTGGGAGGCGGAAGCGCTCAAGCAAAAGAAGTTAAACCTAAAATAAAAAAGAAACCTAAACAGGATTCTAGAGAAGCTAATAAGAAAGCTGCGGGCGTAACTGAAAGAATGCCAAAAGCTAAAGACAGCCAAGTAATGAAAGCTGAGAAAGACAGAAGAGCAAGAGCTAAAGCTAAAGCTGCTAAGAAAGCTGCCGATAAAAAAGCAGCAGACAATAGAGATGCAAAGCGTGGTGGATTTATTTCCGCTAATGCAATGAAGTCTTCTGCAAAGAAAGCTAACAAAGCTCAAGCTGACAGAAAGAAAAAAAGAGACGCAGAACTTTTATCAAGAGGTAGAAGATAAGTGTCTAACCAACGTAAGGATATGAACTTAGATGAAGCTAAAGCTTTTGTTAAAGAAAGAGCAGAAAAAGAAGCTAAGAAAGCTATACTTGCGGCTGGTGTATGGGGTCTTTCAAAACTACCTGGTTCTGGTAAAATTGAAAGTGGTTTTCAAAAGATCTCAAATAAAATACCTGATGGATTTACTGTCAGTGTTGATCCCGAAGAAAAGAAATTTTCTATCGGATTTAAAATGAACTTCTAGGAGAAACAATGGGCGAAATTAAAACAGTTAAGTCACATCCAGTTGAAGGACCATATAATAATACTAGATATACTGCAAAAGTAAAACAAGGAAAGAACAATACTTTTACTTGGACTGAAACTGCAGAAGAGTATGATTACAATGATGGCGTACATGTATATGATTTATACAACATGCCTAATGGTGCAAAACCTTCAGTAGGAAAAGTAACTAAGATAACTAAATAACTCAACTAACACAGGAGATAGTATGAGCACACGCGTATTAACGCCAACACTTGAGGAGTACGATGCAAGTAATCCTCCCGCTAATCTATACGAACAGTTAGCATTATGGGGTGGCAAGGCGTATGTCGTTAACAAATGAAGATAGGGATGCAGCCACAAGGCTAGCCATCCAACAAGCACGTGATGATTTATTAGCATTTGTAATGCTAATGAACCCATCGTTTAGTGTTGGTCCACATCATAGAGTTTTGTGTGACCAGCTTATGCGATTAGAAAAAGACGAGATAGATCGTCTTATGATTTTTATATCACCACGTTCTAGTAAATCTTTAATTACATCTACATACTTTCCAGCATGGGCGCTGGGACGTAATCCATATTGGCAAGAGATAGCTGTATCACACAGTGACGATCTTGCAACTAGATTTGGTAGAGCAATTCGTGATATTATAAACACGTCTGCTTACAAATCAATCTTTCCAAAAATAAATATTCGTAAAGATAATAGAGCGGCAAACTCATGGGCGCTTGAACATAAGAAAAAACAAGCAGGATCTTTCCTAGCAGCTGGTTCTGGTTCAGGTATCGCAGGGTTTGGTGCACACTTAGCAATCATTGATGACCCTATATCAGAGCAAGATGCGTTTTCTAAGACAAGAAGAGACAGTTTAAACGAATGGTATGCTTCTGGTCTACGTACAAGGCTTATGCCTGGTGGAAAAATTGTACTTGTTATGACAAGATGGCATGAAAATGACCTAGCAGGCTACTTATTACAGCAAGAAGCTTCTGCACCTATGGCGGATAAGTGGGAAGTTGTACGTATTCCTGCGTTAAATACGTCTGAATCACTAGAAACTTTGGAAACTGCTAGGAAAAAACTAGTAAAGCAGGGATATTTATCTAAAAATTACACAAATCTAGACTTAGGTGAGTCATTCTGGCCTGAATCAGACAAAGATGATGGCTTTTGTTGGACAACAGAAGAAATAATACGTACAAAAAACAATACACCTGCGTTTAAGTTTGATGCATTGTATGGTCAAGCGCCATCTTCGGAAGAAGGTAACATAATTAAAGCAGAATGGTGGCAGAATTGGGTACATGACTATGCACCTGAGTGTGATTACATTATACAATCGTGGGATACGGCGTTTTCTACTAAGACTTCTGCAGATTATTCTGCAATTACTACATGGGGTGTGTTTGGTGGGGATGTTAGTGCCCCTAACCTTTGTTTATTGGGGGCAGAACGTGGTAGATGGGACTATCCTACACTACGTGAAAAGGCAATGGAGAAATATGATATGCATTCTCCAGATACAATTATAGTTGAGAAGAAAGCATCAGGTCAATCTTTAATACAAGACTTGCGTATGACAGGTCTGCCTATATTTGAGTATCAACCAGATAGAGATAAAGTAGCAAGAGCTTATTCTATTACAGGTTTGTTCCATAATGCTAGGATATTTGCACCTTTTGATAAATCATGGGCACAAGAAGTTATGGAAGAAGCTAGAACTTTTCCAACAGGTAGTCATGATGACTATATGGACACAGTTACACAAGCATTAATCTGGATGCGTAATGGTGGGTACGTAGATCACAGTGGTAATACGTGGCTTGACAACGCTGAACAAAACGTATATAATAGAAGGTACGTGGAGCAAGGTAAACGTGGACGTTTTTATTATTAGTAAGGATACAAAATGGCAATTGAAAAGAAAATAGATTTAGAAGAAGCAATCACTTCAGTGCAAATGCCTGATGGCGAAGAATCTATTGAAGTAGAAATAGATGATGATGTAGAGCTAGAAGCTGCTGAAGCTATGGGTATGTTTGATAACCCTGAAGATAGTATGATGCCAGAAGATCATGATGCGAATTTAGCAGAAATGATGGACACAGCAGATTTACAAAATGTAGCAAATGATTTATATGATGGGTACACTAGAGATAAAGAATCAAGACAAGAATATGATGATATCGCAGAAGAAGGTGTTACTCTTTTAGGATTTAAAGATGAACAAGGTGATGAACCTTTTCCGGGGGCATGCAGTGCAACTCACCCTGTATTAGCACAAGCAGTTGTAAAGTTTCAAGCAAAGACTTATAAAGAATTATTTCCAACCGAAGGTCCAGTACGTACACGTATAATTGGTTTGGATACAATGCAAAAACAAGAACAGGCAAATAGAGTTCGTCAGTTTATGAATTGGCAAACACAAATACAAATGCCTGAGTATGGGCCAGAACTAGATAGATTATTATTTTATGTTTCCTTATACGGTACAGCATTTAAGAAAACATATTGGGATCCAACACAACAAAGAGCTTGTACTGAATTTGTAAAGTCAAGTGATTTCTATGTAAACTATTTTGCATCTGATTTAGAGAGCGCAGAAAGATACACACACAAATATACATTATCAACAAACCAAGTTAAGAAATTACAATTAGCAGGAATGTTCCGTGACTTAGATGTTATGGAAACTTCGATTGAAGAAACTGGCGCAACTGAAAGTGCTAATGAAATTGTAGGTAGTTCTAAACCAGGTCAAGAAGAAGATGAAGTAGAAATACTAGAAGTACATGCTAATATAGATTTACCAGGTTATGAAAATGAAGATGGGTTAAAACTTCCATACATTGTTCATATGACAACTGACGAACAAGTTTTATCTATAAGAAGAAACTGGGACGCAGATGATATGTTAATGAAAAAGAAAATGTACTTTACTCATTACACTATGATCCCAGGTTTAGGTTTTTATGGATATGGTTATTTACATTTGATAGGTGGTCTTACAAAGACTGCCACCTCCTCCATGCGTCAGCTTATTGACGCTGGTACCTTTGCAAACTTACCAGGGGGTTTCAAGGCACACGGTCTTCGTGTACTTGCCCCTGATGAGCCTATATCGCCAGGTGAGTGGAGAGAAGTAAATAGTCCTGCGGGTGACTTAGGTAAATCATTACAACCGTTACCATTCAAAGAACCTTCTGGAACTTTATTCCAGTTAATGCAATATGTAACTAATCTTGCAAAAGAGTTTGCCGATGCGACAGATAGTGTAGTAGAACAAGGTTCTAACTATGGTCCTGTCGGCACTACAATGGCTTTGTTAGAGCAATCTTCAAAGCTGTTCAACGCTGTGCACAAACGCTTACACGCTGCTCAATCCAAAGACCTGCGTATTCTCGCTAGATTAGATAGCGAATATCTTCCTGATATGTATCCTTA